TTTTTGTATTTTTTCTGTTCATCAGATGTAATCTCTACATGAAAAGACTTATGATTACAACAACCGAAGTTGCACAAACCACACATTATCTTTTTTTCTAGCCATGCTTTAGAAAAAGTCGTGTTTGACTTGCTCATGTTTTCTTCTCATTTCTCTATCAATTATAGTTTCGTATTCTGATTTATACCACTTGATAGGTTCAATGTAATCCAAGTCATATTCTTTAATACCAACATCCCAAAACAAAACTTTCTTAGATGGTTTTATATTTTTAACCATCCAATCCCAAGCTTTAGCTTCATAGGTTTGGTCAAGTTGTATCTCCTCGTCCAACTTAAGTTTATGTTGATATGGATAATAACTTTGAACCACATTGAAATCCCCATCGAATTTGTATTTGTCAGGTAGGTTATCGTATGATTGTTTTTTGTTTTTATTTACATAATCACTTAGTGCTACAGGATGTATCGTTTTGATATTTTTATTCCAAATCTTACTTCCCATGGCCACACCCAACATAGATAAACCACTACCAGCAATTCCA